CGCGTTGATCGGCGCCTTCGGCGGCGCCGTCGGGAGATCCGGCAACTTCATCTTCCGGCCGAGGATCGCATCCACCAGCACGGTCCAATCGCTGTACGCCTGCTTGAGGTCGGAGATGAAGGAGCGAACCGGGTTCAGCCCGCGCGCGACCGCGTTGGCGACGGCCTTCCCGAAGCCCTCCGCGCTGACATCGCCGCGCTTGAACGCGTCGGCGGCCTCCTGCGTGCTCTGCGTCACCTTGTCGGCGGCATAGGCGGCGGCCAAGGCGGCCCCCGCCACGCCAACGCCCCAGATCCCCCCGACTGCCGCGCTCGCTTTGCCGAGCCCCTCGTAACTGGTGGTCAGGGCGCGGAGCGCAATGCCCTTCTTGCCGAAGACGCCGATCAGCGTGGAGGCCCCCTCGAAGACTTTCCCGAAGGCATACGTGACAGGGCCGACGGCCGCGGCGAGCCCGACGAAACCGAGCGCCGACCCTTGCACCCATCCGGGGAGCGCCGTAAACGCCTTCGCGAGGTCCTCGATGATCGGCAGAAGTCGGTCCGTCGCCCCGATCAGGGAGTTGATCCCAGGGAGTAGGGCGTTGCCGATCGTGATCCCGACGTCCTTGATGCGGTTCCACAGAAGCGTGAGCTTCGCTTCCGTCGTCTCGAATCGCTTGCCTGCTTCGACCGACAGCGCCGAATTCTCCCGCCACGCGCCCACCGCGGTGCGGAGGGACGTCGCGAGGTTGTCTCCGGAGAGCGCCAGATCGCGCAGCGCCCGTGCCTGCCGGACCTCGGTGAACCCCAATTTGTCGAGGATGAGATTGAGATCGCCGCCGGCGTTCTTCGCCTTGCCGAGTCCTTCGATGAACAGCGTGACGGCCCCGGCTGCATCGGTCTTGAACTTCTGCGAGAACTCCGCGGTCGACACGCCGGCGATCGCGGCGAACTTCCCAAGACTCTCCCCGCCCTTGCTCACGGCGATCGACATGTCGGAGAAGACCCGCGACATCGCTGTGCCGCCTGCCTCCGCCTCGATGCCGACGTTGGCGAGCGCCGCTGAGAATCCCAGCACTTGCGCCTGGGAGAGTCCGACCGCCACGCCCGCACTCGCCAATCGGCTCGCCAGCGAGAGGATCTCGTCTTCCGTCGAGGCGCCCTTGTTGCCGAGATCCACGAGCGTCGAAGCGAACCGATCGGTTTCCTGACCGGCCGACTGGAAGACCGTCTGAATCTTCGCGATGGAGGTCGCCGCCTGGTCGGACGTGACATTCGTCGTGACGCCCAGCTCCGCCATCACCTTGACGAACCCAACGATCTCCTGTTTCGGGATACCGAGCGCGCCGGCGGCCTCCCCCAGCCGATTCAATTCGTTGACATTGACCGGGATTTCCTTGGACAGATCCCGGAACGCCTTCGCCATCGCCTGAAACTCGACCTCCGTCGCGTTCACGGTCTTCCGGACCCCGGCAAAGGACGACTCGAAGTCGATCGCGGCCTTGACGCTCGTCGCGGCCAGGCCGACCAGCGGCACGGTGAGGGTCTTGGTCAGCAGCCCGCCGACGCTTTGGAGTTGTGTGCCGATCCCCTTGAAGTCCTTACTGAGGCGACCCATCGCCGCCGAGGCCGACTTCATGGTCGTCTCGAACTGCGCCGAGTCCGCCGTCAAGAGGACGCGGAGGGCACCGACGACCGAACTGTTGTCAGCCATGCGTTAGGATGCTCTCGGATAGGACCGCACGATCCGATACCGCTTTGGGTTGTGGCGACGCACGGTCAAGCCGGCGGACGCCGCGGCCTGGTGCCAGCGCGCCCGCTGTTCCTCGTCACTCGTCGAGGGCGTGGCGGGCCCAGCCACCAACTGTGCGAGCGTCGGCAACTGCGCCATCCGGTGCAACTGCTCACCGAGGAGCGTCGCAGCCGTGGCGGCTTCATAGGCGTCGCGTCGTCGGCGCTTCGCCACGACCAGCTCCCGAAACAACTCGCGGAGCGTCAGTGTCCAGAACGCCTCTCGGCTCAAGCCACAGCGGCGGGCCTGGATGTAGAGCTCTCTCCAGTCCCACTCGCTTGTCCCTGAGCCTTTCGAGGGCGCTTCTTCACCCCCTCGCCGAGTTCGGCCACGTCCTTCGGATCGGGGCGCGCTCCGCCCGTCGCTTGCTGCAGGACCGCCTGCAGTTGCCCGCCGAAGAGACCGCCGATGGCCTGGACGAGGTCGCTCGTCTGCTCAAGCGTGATGTCTGGCTGGTACTTCCTCAGCGCCGCCCAGAAGACGGCCCGGATGTACCTGGCGTGCCCGGCCTCCGCCTTCCCGACGATCTCGACGAACCCGACCTCGCGCGTCGGCGTCGAGAACATCGCTTCCAGCTCAGTCAGGCCGTTGAGGTCGAGGCAGAACGTATACGTCCGGCCGTCGACCTCAAAGGCCACTTCCCCGCGTTCACGATTCGCCATGCCCGCCCCCTTCTAGAGGTAGTCGCGGAGCGGCGTGATCGTGTAGGTGATCTCCATCTTGCCAGAGACGCCGAGCGTCGGCCGCGTCATGCCAGACACGACGCCCGCGATGGCGATCTCTTCCTGCGGGCTGCCCGATCCGACCAGCGCGAGGAAGTTGCACTCGGTCTGGTTCTTGTGCAGCACCGGCAGGTTGTAGGTCGAGCTGAACCCGTCGCCACCGGTCTGCTTGTGCGAGCCGTGGTTCCGGTTGTAGTTGCACTTCACCGTGATGGGCTCGAAGTCGCGGAGACCGGACATCTTCTCCTGCGCTCGGCCCGGCGAGCGGAGGTGCGTCTTCGGGATGATCTCGGCCGTGAATCCACCGAGGTTCACCTCGATGACGTCGGCGACCGCCGAGAAGGTCTCGGGCGACCCATCGTTCTGCCCGACCAGGAATTCCGACCCGTAGCCGATGTCGGCACTTCCCGCGTAGTAGGTTCCGGTGACATCCATTGTCTCGTCTCCTGTCTTTCAGTGAATCGTGCGGGACCACACCCGGTAATCCTGCAGCACCCGCACGAGCCGCAGTTCCTCGGCCTCATACATCACGCGCCGGTCGAGACGGAACACGCCGATCACCTCGAAGGCCGGACTCCCCACGCTGAACCGCTGCCCGCTCAGGGCATCGTCAACCGCCTTCGCGATCGCGATCGCGACGTCATACGCGGGCTCGGCCGCGAAGGCATCGACCTGAATCCGGGCGGGCGTCGCGCCATCCTCGCCGCGCAACTGGTAGCCGACCTGTTCGTCGATGAGTTGCACCCGTACGGCGGGCAACTTCGCCGACTGCGGTAGCTTGAGGTGATAGACGCGCGTCCCGACGAGGGCCGCGATCGCCATATCACTCGCGAGATGCGCGACGACGGCCGCCTCGACGTTCACACCGTCCTCCCCGGCCCACTCGGCACGCTGGGCACCGTCACCGACCGACCGACGCCCTTCGCCGCGAGTTCCCGCCAAAACGAGGCGCGAATGACCGCCAGCGACGCTTGCACGGCCGTATCGAAGCCGGGCCGCATGAATGGATGCGCGGACATCCGTGATGTGCCGAACTCCAGGAACTTGCCGTAGAAGAATCGGCCCTTCGCCGGACCGACCGCGAGTCCGCCCCCGCGTTCGCCGGTTTGATTCACGCGGCTCGTCAGGATGTGATCCGCGATGTCCGGCTTCGGCGGCCGGCGCGGCGCCCCCTTGGCGATCGCGGCGCGGATGACTTCGGCCCCATCGGCGAGCGCCTCGCGCTGCACGGCTTTTGCTCCGCGGTCGGAGAGCGTCAGCAGCGCCGCCGCGATCGCCTGTCCGCCCTCGAAGCGAAACCCGACCTGCATCACGCCACCGCCGATCCCGTGAGCGTCACGAGTTCGATCTCGCGCCGCTCGACGAGGGAGGCCGCCTGAATGTCGTAGGTCCGGCGTTGGTAAACGAGCCGGCGCGTGGCCGGCACATCGACGGCTTCCGGGTCCATCGTCGTCAGATACGGCACCTGCCAGGTCGTGACTTGCGCCGCGCTGGTTTGCATGCCAGTAAACCGTTCCGCCGTGTTGTATGCGGACTCGTCCTTCCGACTCATGTAGTACCGCCCGAGCACCGCCCATCTCTCGACGGGATAGCCGGGCGCATCGACGGTCGTCCGCTGCTCGACGGTCACCAGGTGATCGCGCGCGCCAGCGGAGGCCATCAGAGCACCGCCTCGAGCGGCCGCCGCGGAAAGACCGTCAAGGCCGTTCTCCGGCTGCAGTTGATGACCTCGACGCCGGCGGCCCGCAGCGGCTCGACCAGACTGGCGAAATGCGACAGACAGAGAGCGAACGGCGGCGCGCTCTTGTCGGGGTGCGCGCCGAAGTAGTGCTGTCCCTGCATGTCGTACCCGAGGAGCACCACGCGCGCCGCGCCCAGATGCACGGCCAGGTTGATCGCCTGGTAGCCGCTGCTCTTCCCCGTCTTCAGCCCGTGCGGCTGCCGCTCGAGGCCCGTCATCCCCGTGTCCTTCAGCAGCTGCACGCCGGGCCAGAGGGCCGCCCGCGCCGTCAGCGCATACTTCCGCCCCTGAAACGTCGGCGCCCCCTTGTGCCAGGTCCACCACTTCGCGTCGCAGGCGTAGAGCACATCGGCCCACGGCGCGAGCGTGTAGGCGTCGTTGATGGCTATCACGCGCGCCTTCCCCTGCACAGCGGCCACGTCCGCCGCCGTCAGGCTCGGACCGGTGCCGAGACAGACGATCGTGCTCCCCGGCCAGAGGGCCGGCACGGTCACGGGCGGCAGGGTGGCGACGGCGGTCTGCATCATGCCACCGTCGGATCGCGATAGGACACGAGCAACGCCTCCACGGGATCGGAGAGATGTCCCGGTTGCCGCGGCGGGAGGTCTTTCCCGGCATCGTCCCCACGGAAGCGATAGAGTTCGGCCGTCTGCCGCAGGATGCCCGCCTTGATGTCCGCCGGGACCGTGGAGTCGTCCCAGGCGTCGATCTGATCCGCCCACGATGGCGAGCCGGCATCCGAGCGGCGCTGTGCGATGTAGCGCAGGACCACCGCCTGGGCCTCGGCCATCAACGCCTTGAGGTCGGCATCCTCGGCCGATCCCGTCGGGAGCCGGAGGCGCCGCTTGACCTCGGCGAGCGTCACGAGGTCATTCGCCATGACCATCCCGTCCGGGGGGTCCCGGCTTGCCGTCCTGTCCCGCCTTCACACACAGCCGCCATCCGCTGTCCGGGTCGCCTGGACGTCCCGGGGCGTGGCGCTCAGCGATCCACATGGCACCTTTCACGGTCGTCATGGCCGCGATCGGGTAGACGCGGCCGTACTGCCAGACGCCGGCATACCACGGCACTGGCAGCGGGGACTCTTTCACCTGCTCACCGCGCGCGAAGCGCAGGAGGAGGCCCTGCTGCTCGGTGAAGCCGAAGGAGAGGTCATCGAACCCCAGCCCGTCCTTCCCGTGCAGCCCGTCGGCGCCGTTCGTGCCGTTGAGCCCGTCCTTCCCGTGCAGCCCGTCGGCGCCGTTCGTGCCGTTGAGCCCGTCCTTCCCGTGCAGCCCGTCCAGGCCCTTCTCGCCCTGCGCCCCAGGGACGCCCGGCAAGCCGTCGCGGCCATCCCGCCCCTGCACGCCATCGAGCCCCTTCTCGCCCATCAGGCCGCGCTCGCCGGGGTCGCCCTTCGCGCCCTGCATCCCTGGCAATCCGGCGGC